TATGTTTACCTCGTTGGTGTCCACTGCTTGACTTCTCAGTAGCTCTTGTAGTGCCCGACTCTTTCCGGCGCCACCTGCTCCGTGAATCACAATCAAGCCTACCTTCCTTGTGGCATGTTCAGCGAGGGATACCCAAGAGCTTAAGAGGTCTCGATCTAACTTTGGTAGGACCAGCCCGGTGAGGTTATTCTTGACATCTGACATGAACGCTGTCGCTCGCTTCGCATTAATTCGGTACTCGTAGCAATGCCTTTTCAAACCATGTGCCATGTCTATGAAGCATTGTTGAGGTCCGACAACAGTTGTAGTGAATTGCGTGAGGTATTTCGTATTTGGATTGCGGAAGATGGGCTGGATTTGATCCTCACCATCATACTGTGCTTTGTAGTTCGTGAACCCATGTATTCTCAGCAACTCCACAGTTTCGTCATCGAGGGGGTTGAGCTTCACTTTAGCTACAGGTTTGTCAGGTTTGTCTTCATTCTCAGAATTGTGCTCAGTTCTGCTGCCGTCACAGTTGTTGATGTGATCCTTTTCCGAGTCCCCACAAGACTCCTGTGGATCGATTTCATCAGATCCTACCTTAGTTTCGGTAGCTTCATTTCCAGCTTCAGTGTTTGGTGAGTCGCAGTCGCCTGCTTCGAATGGCTCCTGGGGGTGGCCGTCTCCAGGTTCACTACAGTTCTCCAGGGGCGGTAAGTCGAAAAGGTCATCGTCATCAGAGGGTTGTGCATCTTGCTCGCATGCTACCTCCTCGGGTAAACTTTCATCATCACTCCAGTCGGTCACATCGCCTTCCTGGTCTGAATTAGCTGTCGCGTCGTTTCCACCCTCTTCAGTTATGTCCTCCAGTGGTTCCTCCCTCGTGTCGCACCGTCGATGTTGTGAGCTACCTTCGTCAGTGGCTTCAACGTTCTGGCTATTCGTTGTCCCTTTTGTTTGCTCACCAGTTTGTCCATCCTTCTGTGCCCCTGTGACTTCCTTCTCAAATTCTGCTAGCAAGTCTAAGTCATCTGGGGACGGTTGCGGGTAGCCCGTCACGTTACGGGTAGGCGGGTTTGATTCCTCGTCTTCAAGGTTATCAAACCATGCTTCGCCGCAGATCTTCCTGCGCCTTGGTGTCGTAGTGAAGTATATAGGGCGTACGTCGGTGACTGTCAGTAGAGCTGCGTATGATGATCTCCCGAGGATGTTCTGGAAGAACTCCCGCACACGCGCTCTTATCGATAGGCAAAGTTTACCGAGTAGACTTTCCATGAGGGGGGACTGGTAATCGCTAGTTGATTGCATGCCAGTTATAAACAACAAATAATTGGCCAGACGAATAAGGTCAGCAGTTGAAAATCTCGCCAGCTCTTCAGTAGGTATGACTTGGCGGATTTTTGCGAAAATGTCCCTGAGCGATACTGCTTTCACAGAGAAACAGTACAGTTGCAGCCTTTTAATGAAGATGTGGGGGTAGGCTTTTTGCACGTTCGCTTCCTTGGGATAAAATATCTCTGGTAATTTGACGTAATCGGATGCATGAAACACCCACACAGGTGGCAGTGGCCAAGGTAACTCAGGTCGCCTGCGTTGAATCAGCACGATGTGGTGTGCTGCTTTAGTTTCTATCTTCTCAACGCTGAGGTGATCTAATAATGGTCTCCTACCATTTGTGGCTGATCTGTATTCGGGATACGGGCCGGGTCCAATCTGCGCTGTGCTGAGCCACTTGAGGGTCCCGTATGAGTGCACATATGCTCCTCCCCCGTGTCCTCCCGGCATATAAGCGAAATGCTGGTCATAGTATTCCAGCTTGTATATTTCTGGGAAGAGGCTGGGAAGTTTGTGTAGGGCTTCTATGGGTAATACCAGAGTTCCGTATAGTCTTTCTAAATTTGGATTATCTTGGAAAAGGGTCCACACTTGTTGAGTTGACATGAAGTGCAGTGTGTCGGAAATAACTGCACAAGCTGTGCTGACTTGTGGGCATACATGAGGATTGGTTATACCGAATCTTAGGACATCCTTGGGTTCATGGCAATAATTCTTGAAAATGTCACCACTCGGTCCTCTTCTCAGCAAGTGTAGCTTGGCCCTCTTTAGTTGTATCAGTGTTACTGGTTCTTTGGGCAGATAGCGGCCGATGATGTCCAGACAGTCGTTTTCAATAATTTTGTCGGCCGCATGTGTGTGTGAAGTGGTGGCGAAAGGGGAGGTGGTGATTCCAATGCGTTCTAATGTGAGTGCTTCCGTTTGATTGACGGCATATGGTGCAATAGTCATCGCCTTAGTAGCTGCAGTTTTCGCAGCTGAAAGGCAATCTTGCGAGTAAGCCGCCCTCGCATTGGGGTCGGAAATTTGATCGAGTAGTTTCTGCACAGTGGTCATACTTTAACAAACAAGTGTACAGGGCTTCGCTAAGTGTCCTTATCAAGTGTTGTTAAGGTTTGTTTTGTGCAGTTTTGTTTGGTTTTGTTTTGTTTTCCACTTAACATATATTTAGAG